GCTTGCATGGCTGCTGTAACCATTCTACGCTGAGCCTGACGACCCATGTAAGGACTACCGTTGTCTTTGAGTCCGCTTGCTGTTTGCCATGTGTCTTTGACAGTAGGCAAGGAACCACCAGCACCAGGTACTGCAGGTAAATCAGGGTAAGCATTGGCATTAAACTTGTTGCTTACAAACTGTTTAACGTTGTAGCCGCTACGACGTGTGTTGAATAACAACATACCACGTGGATACAATCTGTAGTCAGGTGCGTCTTGGTCAATGTAGTTGCTTGCCAACAAGTCTGTAATAGACGGCAAAGAACCTGTAATGATATCTGTTGTGCCGTCTGTGTCCCAACGTGCATCAGCGAATACAATACCGTTCTGTCCAACTTGATCTGTGTTGTCAATCAAAATCCATTCTGTGCCGTTGTATCGATATAATACAGGATAGTTTTCTAAATCGCCGCTATCGAGCCATAAATCACCTGCTACCAGTGCTGTCACACCATCGCTTTGGAATTCTGGTTCGCTGGCAGCCACAATAACTCCATTTGGATCGGTGTCTGCTAAATCGTAGCCTCTGGCGTCCGTGGTCGACCCATCATAGAAACTATTTTTATAACCTTTCCAACCACCAATATCGTTAATCATGATGTCAACTGTGGCAGGATCGCTATAGTACCATAATGTTCCATCTGCCGGAGCTTGATATGGCTCAGTGGTGCTATAGGTGTATGTCAGTGCTTGCCAATTGGTCAATGCCAAACTTGTTCCATACAATATAGTTCCGGGTGTGTTGCTGGTGAATCCAGCATCGGCCACCGGAGTACCACTAGTATTAGTTAGGTAAATATCTCCACCATATATATGTGTGAATGTAATAATATTGTTTTCAAAAGTTACGTCAACTTCAGGTATGTTTTGGGCCAGCACGTCAGCAACAAAATTAGTAGGACTTGTGCCAGTCAACACAATAGGATAAGTTGTAAGCGTACTTGTTCCAATCGAAGTTACTGTTAAGTTAAATGACTCAGTGCTAGTAAATGGATTGGCTGATAATACAGACCCACTTACTACAGTTTGTCCGGCTACTCGACGTCTAAAAGGCTTGAATGCCGCAGTGGTATCTAACAATGGATCGTATCCAATCCAAACTGTACCAGCAGCGATTCCATTTCCGCCACCTGCAGGATCTAGCCCAAAAATTGCATCTTCGGGTGCTGCATAAAATTCTGCGGCCAGTTCGACAAAAGTTTCTGTTGAACTGCTGAAACGTTTAATTACAACATTTGCACCTGAACCAACTGCACCCAGCTTCATAAACACGCTACCGCTTGGGCGAGGTACTGTATCGCTTGATCTCCAAGCAGGAATTTCTGCAAAAGTACCAAACGTTAATTTGGGATTGGCATAGGTGTTGCCTGATGTGCCTAATCCTAAACTTGCCATTGGTGTTCCGGTGTTGTTTGCAATTGTAATTTTTCCATCTGCATCTACACCGTTGCTTTCGGCTGCGTCAGTGGCATAAATTTCTAATTTACCACCAATGTAGGCAGCACTAACACCCGCAATACCAGCACCATCAATAGCAGCCGCTACCTGTGCAATAGTTCTTGCTGAACCGGTATTACCCACAATCACAGGGCTTCCGTTAATGTTCAAAACTGCTGCAGGATTGCTTGCCGGAATAGCTGTGGTTGAACCAGTGGCAAAACTCACAGTGCCTCTAAGTGTTGGCCAACTTTCTGCCCAGGCATCAGTGCCTACTCTTACCCAAGTGTTTGCTCTATTTTTATAGTACACAATGGCATTACTACCAGTTCCAAATGATATAGCATACTGTCCAATTTGTCCAATGCTTGTATCAGGCACATAATAACCACTCTGTAATGACTGATTGGTTGTGCTTGTGATCAAAATAGGAGTTTTTAAATTAAATTCTCCGTTCACTGCATCCCATTCGTTGATGCCCCATACGCTTTCGGTTAAATCCATCCAGTGTGTGCCATTGGCTACATTGCCCGAAGGACGAACACTGGTTCCTTCTAACGCATCTAAATCAATATCTGCACGAATGGCATAAATTCTGTTGACGTTGCCTAATACACTGTATGCAGTCATTAATCCATATTCATTTCGCTCATCGCCGTGTAATGGAGTACCAGCCGAGCTTTGTTTGAAACTAGGGTATCCCATAGCTGCAATAAGTTCACGTTGACTACTGAAAGTAAGTAGTTTGCCTGCTCGCGCAGCGGTAGTGTCAGTGGCAGAACCGCCTGATGGATTGGTTTTATCCTGTGCAGTTGCCATAATAATTAAGGGAACTGTTCCTACTGCGCCAGGAACATATTGACTTTCGTCGGTAACGGTTATTTCTAAACCTGGGGATACTAGTGCCATGTTTTTATCCTTTAACAAAACATTTGCAAGTATTTATTAAAAGAATATAGAATTCGGCTCTGATGAGGTGCCTTTAAAAGGTTTTACTATAAATAGAGTTATGCAAAGACCTTTATGTACACAATGTCAGGGCAATCCTGCCGCTGTAAATTACAAGTTAGGCGATAAAACCTATTATAGAAAGACCTGTGCCAGCTGTGCAAGGAAAGGACGGCGGGTAAAAGAAATGCCCGGGTGGACTAAATCAGGATACAAGAAAAAACTCACCTGTGAGCGATGTAATTTTAAAGCAAAAAATTCAAATCAAATATTTGTTTTTTATCTTGACGGAAATTTAAAAAACAACAACTGGATCAATTTGCGTAGTGTGTGCGCAAATTGCAGAATAGAACTTAATTCTAGTAAAACTACTTGGCGTGAAAGCCCGCTGGTAGCAGATTATTGACTTTGGTGTAAAGTTCTTCTATAGTGCTGTTGTTTTCTATTTCACAATTAAAAGTCTGCCCTATCCAAGCCCATTCACTGTGATGCACTTGAGGATATCTCTGTGGCATCAATTGCCCGGCATCTTCTAGCAGCCATTGCCTATCTTCGTGAGTAGTATTTTCAAGCAATGCACACTCATACCACTCAGGCAACGCACCACGTTTGACCCATACACACATGCCTCCGTGTTTTCTAATTGCAGCTATTTCGTTGGGAAATCTCACATCGCTGATAACAATGTCTTCTGTGGTTTTACGCAGTCTATTTTCTAAACTGGCAATCCAAATATCGTTATGAAATCCGCCGCGACACACTTCAGTGCCCCAAAGTTGCAGCATGTATCTAGGAGTCAATCGGGGCATATCAAGGCGTTTGGCCCACCAAGGATCTACCTGTTCGCGCCACTCTCTGGCTTCAGGGGTAAGTCCTTCTAACAGTTCTCTATCCCACCCAAACACTTGAGCCACAGCATCTTTTAGTGTGCCTGCAAAGCTGTCTCTAACAAAACCGTGTTTGGCAACCAAGTAGTTGGCCACAGTGTCTTTTCCCGACCCAATAAAACCTGTAATTCCTATGATCATAAAAAATGCCCCCTCAGGAGCATTTTAAATTATATGCAGCTCAATGTCAAACACCAAAACGATTCTTTTTACGTTTAGGAACCGGACTATCTTTGTTAATAGTAGGGCCTTCTTGACTGCGCATGTCGCCGTGATTCATGTCTTCGTAATTGGCATGTACTTGTTTGTAGGCCAATTTAAGCATTTCCTGTTCTTCTTTGCTGTACGGAGCAGTGGCTTTCCATTTGCCCAACCAGGATTCCTCATCCACAGGCGGCATGGTTTTGCCATCTGTGGCTGCTAGTGCTAATCCCAAACGATATAGTGTGTAATCGCTGTTCCATTTTTTACCATCAGTAAAGCGATTTAATCCGCGCATGGCGAAACGTTGGCGTTTGTTTAGTTCGCCTGTACTCTCTGATATAATATCTTTAATTTTCATTATCCAATTACAAGGCCTAACGGCATTGACCCATCAACAAAATCTTTCAATTCTTGCTCCAGCTTTTCCATTTCAGCTTTGGCTTCACCTTTGAGTGTAGCACCATTCAGCTGTGTTCCACCCTGCGGTCCCGGCAAGCTGGCATACTTTTCTCTAGCTTCGCCTACTATCAACTTGGCAAAACTGTAAGCATATTCTTGCACCCACGGAAATGACTGTGGGTCATTCAATATCATGGCATCGGGTTTGTAGTTGTACAGATGTAATAGTACATCTTCAAATCCGTTGGGATCTGCGTTTGCTCCCACAAAAGGAATCTTACGTATCAGTGTCAGTTTTTTGGTAACTTTGTTGAAAGTAAAATTCAAATAACCGCCAAACATACGCATGGCCAGCTTTTGATAATCCACAAACAGTTCGTAGTTTAGCAAGCCACCA